ATAGTGTATTTTATTTCTGCCAAGTTTTCCTTGTTGGTTGACACACGATCTTTCAAGAGTGTGTTCATTGTCGTAAAAATCTGAATGTCTAGCAGGTCTTCAATCACATCACGTCTAGACTTAGCAGGCAACTGCATAAAAGGAACAAACGTGGATGAACCAAGAACTACGACTTGACCAAACGACTTATAGTTCAGCTTCAGAATGTTGTCTTCAAGAAATGCTTGGTAATCACGCGCGGCTGCGTCTTGATTCAAGAGTTTGTCGTTTGACCAAATCTCAAAGATGCTGGGCTTGATACCCCTTTTCACTAGATAGTTCTTACCACCAACCGCAAACTCAACTTCAACCACTAAGTCTTTTTGGTTGATGCTGTTCAGGAGTTGTGGTTTATTGATTTTGCGAAACGGTTTGCCGTAAAGAACAAAGGACAACGCATCTAGCATTGTACTCTTACCAGCACCATTATCACCAACAATAAGTGTGGTGTCATGCGAGTCAAGTTGAAGTTCTGTCCAAGCATTACCTGTTGACAGAATGTTCTTGTATCTGAGTTTCTTGAAATGAATCAACCGAATGTCTCCTTATAAACTAAGGGCTTCATTGTATAGACTTTGAAGGCATTTGTCAACCTCTTTTTTGTCAACCTTGACTTCCATAGATTCTACGTATTTTTTCAGAATGGTTAGCGTATCTTGTGCTTCGTCAACGATCTCTGAATCTTCAATCGCATCCATGTCAAGATGATCTTCAACAACCCTGATGTCAGCCGCATTACATGAATCTAGACGATCCATAAAGATGTCAAACAGATAGGGGTTTGTTTTGTTTTTTACGATAACCTTGACATACGTACCCTCAAGACCCTCTAGATTTAGATTGGCGATTTCATCAATAGTTAGATCGCTGTCTTCATAATCAATCTTGTGGAACATGCGATACGGGTTTTCAATGAACTCCATCTTTCTTGTATTTGTATCAAAGATGTGAAAACCTCTCTTACCTCCATGATCAGACCAGGTCATCTCATAAGGTGCACCCAGATACGTGATGTTAGAGTGTGAAGACGGATGGTGAAAGTGACCAGAATAAACAGCGTCAAACTTATTGAAAGACGATCTGTCTAACCCATGATCACACAGTTGACCTTTCATCATTTCATAACCAGAAATCTCAAAGTGGCCCATCAGAATCTGTGCTTTTGTATTATCAAACGCTTTCATTGTCACGTCATGATTAGCTTGACAAATCCAAGGCGAAAGCATAACTTTACATCCATCAAAGTCTAACTCAACAGGCTCATGTTCATAAATGTGAATGTTATCATAACTCTTTCCATAAAGTTCTTTTACACCATTCACTTCGTTAGTGTTCTTATAGTAAGAATCGTGATTACCTACAATCAAATGTAGATTCATGTCATTATCTTTTATCACACGCATGAAATGCTCTTCTAGTTTAGAAGAGGTGTGAAAGTTGACATACTTTCTTCTATCCAAGAGGTCTCCCAAATGAATAATAGTGTCAATCTCTCTTTCATTTAGAGTTGGGAAAAACACATTCTCATGAAAGTCAATAGCATTCTGTAAGAACGCTTTACTGTCCCCTCTCACACCCCAATGCGTGTCGGTGATAACTGCGATTTTCATCTATTACCTTTTCTATGCGATTCGTAGATTTTCAAAGCATTGTTAGACGCATCAACAATGTCTTTCAGCGTTTTTGCGTAATGCTGTCTTTGTTCATAATGTTTCTTGGGATCAGTTACATTTTTTATTAGATCCTCTATTATTACTGGTAGTATCAGTTTCATTTTTAGTCATCCTCTATAAAGTTCTCAATACCTTTTTTCTTAGCTGCGGTTCTCTTTTTAGTCTCTAATCGTTTCTCGTATGTTGAAACAAATGTATTCATGTAGTCATTATCCAAATCTACATACGATGCTTCACCACTTTCTCCAGACTTTTTATCAACTATTGTATCATGAATCATCGCATTTTCAGTTACTTTGTGTTTGATGTATACCTGTTTCTTTTCTTTTTCAATACGTCTAAGAAATGCGTACCAAATAATCTGTGTGAAGTATGCGAATGGATTGCTTGATTTATCTGGGTCAAAGTTATTGATAGCTTGAATGGCATTTTCCAATCCGTCACTAATCATCTCATCTTTATAAGAATAGCCTGAGAAGTTTGGTTTAGTTGCTAGTCTGTTTGCTATCTGATAGATACTTTTACCTATGTAATCTGGTACCATCGGTGGCTCTTCGCCATTCTCTTCGTGTTTCTTTCTGTCGTCTCTGTACTCAACAAGAGCGTCTAGAAAGTCTTTGTTGTTGATGTAGTTTTTTCTTCCCATACTGTATAGTCCTTTTATTCAATGTATCACAGAAAAAATGTGTTGTCAAGCGTTATTTTTCCTTGACATGCTCCACAGGTCGTGTATAATGCTTATAACGCCTATGAATAATAATGATGATTCTAATGCTTTATGCTGTTCTTTGACTCTAAGAGTGTTTCAAACATGCTTTGAAGATCGTCTTCATCATCTGGCAGATCATCATAAGAGACTTCTGACTGCTTAGACTCACCTCTTATTCTATAAATGAACTCTTCGTAGTATTGAACAGCTTTCTCATTAGCCTCATCCAATACCATAATGTCTTCTCTTGAGATTGCTGCTATGTTACCAACAGTGAGTAAAAGCCAAGATTTAGCATAGAAGCCGTGAACAGGGTCAATCTTGATTTCAACTGGATTCTCTATTCTGATGAACTCTTCAGCTTCGTAGTTCAGAACTCCAACTAAGTCTGATCCATTTTTCATTTTGATTGCAATGTAGTCAGGCATCATCTTTACTCCTTGATGTCTACAGTATATAGTCTAAACTCAAACCCCTCCTCAGAATAAATCTTCACACGTTCTTTGAAATGTTTTAGTGCAAAGTTTTCTTTAGACTTCCATTGTAAGTCATCAACAATGTCATAGAGCGTTGCTTTTTCTTTGCCGTTACCTTTTCTCAGAACTCTACCGATTGATTGTAAGTTTCTAATCTTTGATTTGGACGGTGATGCAAAAATAACATTATCTAGTTTCTTGATTGACACACCTGTGCTGAACGTTCCGTATGAGGCCAGAATAATGTTATTGTCACTCATCTCAGTTTGTCGTCTAACATTTTCTCTTGCTTCTGCGTCAACCCCACCATGAACAAAGTGAATAGTCTTACCCTCTTTTTCTAACATTGGCTGTAGAAGTTTTCCGTGCTTATCTACATACTGAAACAGAATGAGTGTGTTACCAGGAAGATTCCATGCTAGATTTCTTATGTATTTATTACGCGCTTCATTCGTTACAATCCAGTCAATCTCTTCTTGGTATGTCTTACCCTTGTTTGCTTTTTTGATGTTATCGGAGTATCTGAGAATGATTGATTTGATGTCAAAGTCCGCTAGTGTTTTATCGTCAATAAGTTTCTTTGTTTCTGTGACACGATAAACGGCACCAAACAATCCTTCCAATACTAGCTTATGTGTTTTAGAATCGTCAAGTGTACCTGTGAACCCATATCTGTATTGTACGTGTGGCGTTTTCTCCATAATCTTAGTAAGAGATTTAGCTTTGAAAAGATGTGCTTCATCTCCTATAACTACATCAAACTTTTCAAACCAAGACTTTGGCTGCTTGAAAATACTCTGCCATGTCGTGATTGTATAGTCAGCATCAATGTCTTTATCCACACCAGACATAATCTTATGAATATCAAGAGGTCTATCTTTATTGTATTCAAGAAAGTCGGAACTCATTTGAGAAACAAGTGATGTTGTTGGAACGACGATTAGAACTTTTCTTGAATGGACATCAACGTGATACCGTGATAGAAGATAGATAATAAAAGATTTGCCAGACGCTGTAGGGGAAAGTAGTAACCCACGATCTTTTTTCAGAGCATGTACAACAGCTTCGTTTTGATAATCTCTTGGTGGAAACGGTGTGTCAAACTCTTTAGCTAAGTCATACCCTGCGTTTTCATCATAACCATTTTCAGGTTGTAAATCAGCATCAACAGAAACTTCATAATCTCTTGTTTCGCAAAACTTTATAACGTATGACAAGAGGCCAGCGTAAATGAGACCAGTCATTGAATTGAGTAAGCGGATATCTCCGTTCCACATTTTGTTTCTATAAGCTGGTGTGAATTGATAACCAGGAACCTTGAATGTAAAGTAATCACTCATTTCCATCTTGATAGATGGTTCTGCGTTTACTCTTATGTAAAGATTATCAACTTTTTCAATGCTTACGCTCATAACGATCCTGTTCTAAATCTTTCAAAATCCAATGCTGTCTTTAGCTGAAAGCCTCTGTTATTTATCATCTTTATAATAGCTTCCAAGTAAGACACTTTTTCTTCTTGTGCGCCTATTTTCAACGAAAGATCAATAATGTCATTATCCGCTTCAATGTAAGTCGGTATGTCATTTTTCAAAATCTTCAATGGCTGTGGTTTCCACCCATGCTCTTTCAGTTCATCAATGTCAAGTTCACCTTTGTAGTATTGCTCTTTCAAAAGTTTTAGCTGCTTGTACTGCGCTCTCATTTTTCTGAGACGCATACCTTCTTCCATGTAAATCATGAAATACTTGTTGTGTAGCTTTGGTATCTTTACACTTTCATTTGATAACTCTGTCGTGTCAATCTCAGAGTCCTTTGTCCACATCGTATAGATTTCTTCCAACTTCATAGCACTTCTCCATAAACATAACCATTTTCAAAATCTTATCACAGTTTATGAATAAAGTCAAATAAGTTTTACTACATATTTCATGTATTTGAAAGTGAGTGTTGTAGTTGGTGGGTTCACATCTGTCGCTTTTGTGTCAAGTGAAATGTCACCAATACTTATCGGAAAGATGTCTTCAAACTGTATTTCAATGTTAGGATTCTTATTGCTATTCATGATTGTGAGTGTAGCATCTGAGTACAGGCCATCTTGACTGTTATTCAAAGATTTGTACTGATCAAAACCATCTGGACTAGTCAAACCTAGAAGCCAATACCAAGTCTCTGTGTATGCTCTCATCTCTTCGTCAATGATCACTTCCAAAGAAAGATCGCCGTATTCAACTTTATCGCCGTGTCTAGGAATGTTTCTAAACGGAGCAGGTTGATTTGTTATACCAGAAGTGATGCCAGGAATGTTTAGTGATTGAATGTTATAGCTTACGTTCGGCAATCTTTTGATTGAGAATCGAAACTCTATAGGGGAAAGAAAGTTTAGATTTGACATTATTACCTCTTCACATTATGTCATTCGTACTGTATTTATAAGACGAAAAAAGGGGCGCTCAAGGCGCCCCAGTTTGTTCGGTTTGTCCGACTTCTTATTAGAGAAGGTTGGAGACAAAGCTACGACGGTAGTATACGTTCGTATTAGCTGCGATGTCACCTGTTGCTGCGGCAGATAGCTTACCACGAGCAAATGGGTTCGCGACCATGCCGTAGCGAGTCTTGAAGCCCAGCTTGGACTGGAAGCTATTCTCACCAACTGCACGAACCATCTGTAGTGGTACGTATGGGCAGTAGAAGAGACCTGCGTCAAATGCGTTAGAACCCTTATAACCAACAACCATGTAGTTGCCTGTTGAATATGGGTCAATGTAAACGCGGAAGCGACCGTTTAGAACACCGACGAAAGTGTTACCTGTGTCGTCTGGGTTCAAGTTGTTGCTGTTTAGAGCAGGTGTGTAATCAAGAACACCAGCCATCTGAAGAGCGGATGCTACGTCAGAGGAACAGATGATGATGTTACCCTTACCGCGGCGAGTTGCCTTTGCGATAGCGTTTGCTTCTTTTTCAATCTGGAACATAAGACCTTTGAACTTCTCAACACTCCAGCGGCCGTTTGCGTCAACGTCTAGATT